ATATTTTGGAAGAAATATTAGATGGTATACAACTTAGAGAAATTTACAGAGTTTATTACGGAAAAATAAATAATGACTGATGAAGAAGTAAGAGCGGCAGCTCAAAAAGAGGCAGAAAAAACTTTTGAACAATTTATATTATGGTCTAAAAGAATACTACTTTGGTCCATTATTTTTTTACTTATAGTAGTAGTAGGCTGTAACTCTGGCGTACAAGATGATATATATCCAGGATATAATGGTGAGCAATATAATCCAACGATATAAACGATTTATAGGGTGGTATCACATTCTTAGAAAAAACGGTAATACCATGGGCGTATGTAATATAGGTCCATGGTATAGTCGTTATAATAAATTTAATTGTATATGTTGGGCTTGGGCTAATTCTGGCACACACACTATAGATGGTAAAAATTTATAGTTTACAAATACCTCATAATATGATATAATAATTCCAACTGGAGGTTATTAATTTGAATTCATTCTACACTTCTGTGAACCGTTATGGCAATTCTATTCTTTATCGTGGATATTCCCCTAACGGTACACCAATTAATCAACGCTATAAATTTAAACCAAAATTCTGGGTAGCGTCTAAAGATCCTACAGAAATAAAATCATTTGACGGAGGTAATATATCTCCTGTGCAATTTGAGAATATGCGTGAAGCTAAAGAATTTCTTGAACAGTACTCAGAAATGGATGGTGTAAAGATATATGGCACACGTAATTATATTCATCAGTTTATTACAGATAAGTTTCCTGATGATATTAAATTCAATCCGAGTAGTATAAATGTAGTAAACTTTGATATAGAGGTTGCATCAGATGATGGGTTTCCAACTCCAGATGCTGCAGCATATCCAATTATATCTATTGCTCTTAAATCTAGTAAATCTTCCATATATCAAGTATGGGGTTTAGATGACTACGATCCATCTAAAACAGAAATTAATTTAGATGGTGGTCAAATACAATATCACCAATTTGATTCAGAACAGGCAATGATGGCTTCGTTTTTAACTTATTGGACTAAAAACTATCCAGATATTATTACTGGTTGGAATACTAGATTCTTTGATATTCCATATCTTGTTAATCGTATTAAAATTATTGGTACTGAAGAAGCCGCTAATAAATTATCTCCATGGAAACTTGTTAACGAAAGAAATACCACAATCATGGGCAGACCTCAGGTTAACCATGAGATTGTTGGTATCCAACAAGCAGACTATCTTGAACTATTTAAAAAGTTTGGATATTCATATGGAACTCAAGAATCGTATAAACTAGATCACGTAGCACATACCGTTCTTGGAGAAAAGAAACTTTCTTATGAAGAACATGGTAATCTTTACACATTATATAAGCAAGATCATCAAAAGTTTATCGACTATAATATCCGAGATGTTCAGCTAATTGATAAGATGGATGCCAAAATGGGCCTTATTAATTTAGCAATGACTATGGCTTACAGAGCGGGTACTAATCTTTCTGAAACATTTGGTACCACATCTATCTGGGAGTCAATTCTTTATCGAAGACTTCTTTCAAAAAACATTGTATCTCCAGTAGAGCAAATACAAAGAGTTGCTTATGAAAATAATTCTAATCCTAACATTATCGAGGGCGGATATGTAAAAGATCCTCAAGTCGGTGCACATGATTGGGTAGTATCATTCGATTTAAATTCTCTATATCCAAATATTATTGTACAATCTAATATATCACCAGAAACTATTATTCGTAATAAAACTTGGAGAACATTCCAACAAGGTGTTGATTATTATTTAAATGGAGAAACTCAAGTAGATAGCGAATATTCTGTTTGTGCAAGCGGTGTTCCTTTTTCAAGAGAAAAGCAAGGTGTAATTCCAGAACTTATTGTCGATTACTATTCGGAAAGAAGTGTAATTAAGAAAAAGATGTTGGATGCCAAATCACAGTATGAAAAAACAAAATCATCATATCTCGAAGCAGAAATCAATCAGCTAGAAAATAACCAAATGTCAATTAAGATTTTACTTAATTCTCTTTATGGTGCTCTTGCTAATAAACATTTTAAATACTTTGATAATGCCCTAGCTGAGAGTGTAACACTTACTGGTCAGCTTTCCATTAAATGGGCAGAGCGTGCTATTAATCAAGAGATGAATAAAATTCTTAAGACCGACGATTTTGATTATGTTATTGCTATTGACACAGATTCAGTTTATATTAATTTTGGACCCCTTGTTACAAAATTAAAACCAAAAAATCCCGTAAAGGCTATTGATAAACTATGTCAAGATCATTTTGAAAAGATTATTGCCAAAGCATATGATGGTTTATATCATAGACTTAATGGTTATACTCCACGCATGGAAATGGGTAGAGAAGTTATTGCTGATCGTGGTATATGGACTGCAAAAAAACGCTATATACTTAACGTACACAATAACGAAGGTGTTCAATATGCAGAACCTAAACTAAAGATGATGGGCATTGAAGCTATCAAATCATCAACACCTGAGGTAGTCCGAGATAAGTTTAAAGAAATATTTAAGGTTATTATTACTAGTACTGAGGCAGAAACTCGTAGATATATTAATGACTTTAAAGCAAAATTTAAATCTCTACCACCTGAAGCTGTGGCATTTCCACGTGGTGTTTCTGATATTAGTAAGTTTTCACATAAGAAGAATATTTATTGCAACTCTAATCATTCTAAACAGTGGTCATCAGGTAATCAAACAGCAACAATAAAAACCACACCTATTCACGTTCGTGGTGCACTTCTATATAATTATCACGTTAAAGATAAAGCACTAGATAAAAAATATATTATGATACAAAACGGAGAAAAGATTAAATTTACATATATGAAGCTTCCGAATCCTATTCGTGAAAATGTAATTTCCTTTCCCGATTATCTACCTGAAGAATTAAATCTGCATAAATATGTAGACTATGAGACGCAATTTGAAAAAACTTTTATTGAACCACTTAATCCTATTCTTGAAGCCGTTGGTTGGTCTGTCAAGGATGTGCAAACATTGGAGGACTTTTTTGGATGAATTATGTATTTGACGTAGACGGAACTTTAACACCAAGTCGTATGCGAATAGATAAAGAGTTTAAGGAATTCTTTTTAGAATTTATAAAGAAAAATAATGTTTATCTTGCTACAGGTTCTGATTACATAAAAACAGTAGAACAACTTGGAACAGAAATCTGTGAAAGTGTTACTAAGTGTTATAACTGTTGTGGTAATAGTGTTTGGCAAAACGGAGAAGAAATATTCAGATCTGATTGGACACTATCCGACGAATTAAATAAATGGTTAATGAAAGAATTAAAGAAAAGTAAATTTGATATCAGAACTGGTAATCATATTGAGCAAAGACCTGGCTTAGTAAATTTTAGCATTATAGGTAGAAATGCTTCCTTTGAAGAGAGATTTATCTATACTCAATGGGATGAACAAGTAGAAGAAAGAAGAACAATTGCCAGAGCATTTAATCAGCAGTTTGCATATTACAAAGCTCAAGTGGCTGGTGAAACCGGTATTGATATTACACCTATAGGATATGATAAGAGACAGATTGCTGATGATATTGAAGGACCGATAATATTCTTTGGTGATAAAATGGCTCATGGTGGTAATGATTATCCACTAGCTGAAGTAATACAGTACAGAGAAAATTCTTGGAATTATGAAGTAAAAAGTTGGAAAGATACTCATAAAATATTGATTAGCTTGTCATATAATGGTTTACAATAAGTAAAATATAGTGTATAATAGTACTATAAGGAGATGAAAATGAAAGCAGGTAAGGTATGGGGTACAACGGAACTTATTGAAGCCAATGGTGCTTTAGAGTTTCATCGTATTTTAATGAATAAAGGCGGTGTTTGTTCTAAACATCTTCACGAGTTCAAATGGAATGGGTTCTATGTCGAAAAAGGTGTAATGTTGGTTCGTGTCTGGCAGAAAGACTATGATCTGGTAGATGAAACTATTTTATATGAAGGCGATTATCATAAAGTAAAGCCTGGCTTATATCATCAATTCGAATGTTTAGAGTCAGGTATTGCATATGAACTCTATTGGGCTGAGTTTAATCATAACGATATTAAACGTAAATCTGTAGGATATAATGTGGATGATGTAGATGACTGATTCTTTTTCTAATGTAACAAGAGTAGAAGTTATTGATAATAATGGTCGCTCATATACTAAAAATTGGGTAGATAGTGTAGAAATACAGCTTCAAGATGACGGAAAAACTCTTAAATTATTTGTCCATTATGATGATGAGGAAATAGCAGATGACTGAGTATGTAGTATTAACAGCAATACAACAGTTTAGAACTCGTTATGTGGTTCCGATAGAAGAAATAAAAGATTGTGATCCTGAAATCTTTATTAAAG